TTTTGTCTGCCACATTGTTTAATGCCACATCGATCAGGGCATCCAATTCATTTTTGATAAAATCTTTTCCGATTAAAACCTTGTGGTCATTGGTGGATCGATTACTAATGGAAAAAGGGATACTTTTAAATTTTTTACCCCCTATAATACAATCAAAAAGACACACAGGTCTTTCAATAGTTTTTCCTTCTCCGATATTAATTATGATTGTGTCTTCTGTAGGTTTTTCTAATCTCATGGAATTAATGGTTGTAAATCTTACTATCTTTTCGCCTGTTTTTTTATCCTCTCCAAATTCAATATCTTCTCCGTGTAAAACATTGTAAGCACCGTTACCAGTATCCAATTTAGAGGAAATAGTTCCGACACCATCAACGAACATATCTTCGATTAGACCGAATATATTTTTTTCCACGAAGAATTGTTTGAAATTTGTCATTCATTTATCAAAATTATTAATAATCATCGGATTGCTCAAATCCAGTGTTTGCAAAATCAGCTTTAGCATCAAGACGATGCCAAACATCGGAAACATATGTCGAAGAAATAGTAATTGCAGAAACCATCCAATCTTCAAATTCACAATCGTTTCTCATTTCATACAAACGATCAGCATATTCAGCGAGTTTTTTCAACTCTGAAACGAGAACTTCATTAACTTCGTGCTTCTCAACAGGACTAATTGGGTCAAATTCCATGACAATTCCATGTGGTTCAGGGGTATCAAAGTCATCGACCATCTCGTCCCCAAAGTCATCATCATCTCCAAAGTCATCATCATCTCCAAAGTCATCATCATCTTCAAAGTCATCATCATCTCCAAAGTCATCATCATCTCCAAAGTCATCATCCATCTCGTCCCCAAATCTTTCGTTGGTAACTCCACCACGGAAAGATTCCCAAAGCACCTCATTTTCTTCTCCTTTGAATTTCATAATATTATTTAGCTAATTGAGTCTAAATTATCTAATGTGTCCTGTTCGTCTCTAATAGGTTTGATAATCGGGAGAATTTCCTCTTGGTAAAAATCTTTAGTGGTTTTACCAGTTTTTTGTAACAATTCTTGAGCTTTTCTTGGATCTTTTAAAGCAATTTCAAGTTCCTCCAAATTTGTTTTGTCGTTCTCTGATAATTCACCGTATAGCAAAGCTAATACAACATCTTGAATATAACGAATTTCTGATGTGGAACTCAATGGAACAGTCTCAGGTTGTTCCGCTGGCATTTCAGGTTCTTGTCCTTCTGGTGGTGCTTGTTCCATACCAGCATTAGGGTCTTGTCCTTCTTGTTCAAGAAGGCGACTATATTTTTCAATTAATTGTAAGGTTTTTGATTTCATATTAATAAGCTCTTCCAATTGTGGTTTGTTTTACTGATTGTAATCCTTTTTTAATTCTCGCGGAACCTTTTCTGTAAGCATCAACAGCTTGCACAGCAAGCTGTTGTCTTTCTTTCACTGCTGATTTTGCTTTTTGCGCGGAAGTGTTAAACAATTTACCTGCAAGACCTATCAAACCACCAGAAGCTTTACCCGCCAATCCTTCGACTTCTTTATCGACTTCATATGTCCCTGTTCCCGCATTGATAGATTCATCCTCTTCAGCGTATTTTTTCTTCTTGAGACGTTTTTTCTTTTCATGAAGAAGCATTTTAGCTTTGAAAGCATCTTCCATTTTTTGCTCATTAACTGGATCATATTGTTCCAGAATTTCTAAAAATTTGCTTTTTTTAGCTTTGGAAGAAATATCCATTTTACGCTTAGTAGCTGGATCATGTTCTTCAATAAGTTTCAAAAATTTACTCATAGCATTATTTAACAAAAATAATCATCTTATTAACAACTTCTTGAAAATATTGTTCATTAAGAAATATTAGACCTTCTTTTTCAAGATATTTGGAAATCTTGCGAAATGATGGTGGTTTTCTATTTTGAAATGCGGATTCAAATTCTGAAATGATTTCTGCGTTCCAGATTTTCAAAAGATATTCCAGATTTTCCATGCCAAAATTCTTCTCGATAATATTAATTTTGAAAATCCGCCGAATTTTACCTAAAAGCTGATTACGAAATTTGTCCTTAGTCAGAAGATTTGAAAAGAATATGAAATCTTGTTGGTTATATTTTAAAAATTCGGTGAATGTCTTAATGAATTCATGCGTATATAATTTTTTGTTATTTCTCTTGGAGAAATCAAAATTTACAGTCAATCCAAGATTTTCCAAAAGCATTGTAAAATTATTATTGGTGTCCTTGAAAATCTCATCAATGTCAATAATTCTTTTATTTTTGAATGATATTGTATTCATAAACCAAAAGTAACAGGGTCTCTTTCGATGTCAACATAATTTTTGGGGATACGCGATATTCTACATGAGAGAATACCGTTGTAAAACATATCATCCATTAATGCATTACATTTGATCTGCCACATTAGCTCGGAATATGTCATGTGGAATTTTGAATGGCACACCTCCATCACTTCTCTGGAAAAATGCTCAATTCCGTATTTCTCAATATCTGATAATAATTCCTTGGACGATCCCCAATACTTCTCCACATCGTTGTCCACAAATGAAATACGATTGCGTGTCTTACCTTTCAATGGTTTGCGTTTTACACGCTTTAGTAATTGTTTTTTTCCGATGTAAAAGCGTTTGCTACTGTTGTTTTGGATGACATCTGGATGATTGTTGCGGATGAGGTAAACGAATCCCACGACATCTTCCGTATCGGTTGGGAAATTTTTCCAAGTGGTTTGGGGTTGACTTTCGGATTTTTGCATTTATATTTAATTATAATTGATTCTGATTTATTAGTATTTATTGTACATTAATCATAATCAATATAATGATAAGATATAATTATTGTTTTGTTTTATTTTTTAATTTGTTATTATTTTTAACATTATTAATTATAACAATATCTAATTAAAAGATAATGATAAGATAATTAATTATAATAATAATTTACCTATTGACAAATGAATATGTCGTGTATAATTAATGGGAGGTGGGTGGGAATAGATGTACAATATAATAAAGAAACTTAGTTAAATTTAAACGCCAGAAAATTGAAAAACATCCATTTGACATCCCAAAAATCTGTGCTACTGTCCAAACATGGAACTGAATTACATCAAAAACATTGACGCAATGGCTGGATTGAAGGAATTGCCCGACAAATCGATCCATTGTTGTGCTACCTCTCCTCCATACTACAATCTCAGAATTTATTCAGATGATCCAAATTCATTTGGATTGGCAGAGACACCCGAAGAATTTGTAAATAAATTATGTGATTACTACGATGAAGTCTACCGTGTTTTACGAGATGATGGTGTTGTTTTTGTGAACTTGGGGGATACCTACCTTGGAAGTGGTAAAGGTGTTTGGAAAAACAAAGACGAACCTCAAAAAGAGTCATTTAAATTTCAAGAAAAACCCAAAGAAAAATTAGGTGGTTGGAGAAAACCTAAACAATTGGCATTAATTCCTTTCCGTTTTGCCATCGAAATGCAGAATAGAGGATGGATTTTAAGAAACAATATTGTGTGGAATAAAGGAAATGCTCTTCCCCAGAGCGTCACAGATCGTTTTGTGGTTGATTTTGAATCAGTATTCATGTTCGTGAAAAGCAAATCGTATTATTTTAAACAACAAATTGAACCATTTGCCAATTCTTCCAATCCAAACGAAGTCTACACCGGAGAGGCTACAAAGGATTATGAGTCACAGAAGGCTCAGAACCCAAGTGATACGAAGAGAAGGATTCTGGATGCAATGCGTAAGCGAGGAGGACGCTCCATGAGAGCAGTATGGAAAATTAATACCAAACCCAACAAGTCAGTCCACACCGCCACATTCCCCGAAGAATTGGTAGAACGTATGTTGAAGAGTGGATGCCCTGAAGGTGGTGTCGTATTGGACTTCTTTATGGGTTCAGGAACAACGGGAGCAGTTGCCAAACAATTAGGTATGAATTATATCGGATTTGATTTGAATTCTGAATATTGTGAAGTGGCAAGAAAAAAAATTAATTCTTTTTAATTTTCTTTCTGCGCTTTTTATTTTTTAATTTACCTCTCCTTGTGGTGATACCCATCCCATAAGGATTCCTAGCATCTCCTGGAGCAAACCAATCGGTGTTTTCAATACCAGCATGACCAGCAACATCCCCCCCATATACGCCTCCAGCAGTCATATCTTCATTCAACATTTGTTGATAAAGATTTGCGATGTTATTTTGATCATTGACAAAGGGTTTGTTCATGTTATTATTTAACTAAATGATGAGAGTAGTGAATAAGTCAAAACATAAGCCGACTCCCGATGATGTCTATATTGGGCGTGGCTCTGTTTTAGGTAATCCTTATCATTCCAAAGAATCCGATCATCCTCAAGCTCTGTATAAAGTGGAAACCACTGAAGAAGCTATTGAAGGATATGAAAAACACTTTGAGTATTCCTATTCCAATGATGCAGCTTTTCATAAATATGTTCGTGAATTAATTGAACGAGAGTTAGATGATAAGGATACAAATCTTGTTTGCTACTGCGCTCCCGATAAATGTCATGGTGACTTTATCAAAAAATCTGTAGAAGATGCAGCGAATCAAATCCGATGGTCTTCTTTTATGTAAAAATTATGAGTTACGAACTAATTAAAAAATATCAATCACAATATGAAGAATTTGCTAAGATCACAGACTTCAATCTTGAAGATGTGACTCGAAGAGTTCCCTCAGAGAAACACTTTTGGGTGTGTCGTCTCATTGATGCAAAAATCGAGAAAGACAAACTCTACAGATCAAAAGCATCTACTAAACACACTCTCCAGAAAAGAATTATGGAAGAGTCTCCTGTAGCTCTCAATAAACAAGTCTTGGATGATTTGGATAAGACTCCATCATTGGAAGCAATCAATCAAAAAATTAAAGAACAGGAATATTTGATTGAATATTTGGAAAAATTGGTAAGTCAGATTACTTTCATTGGTAATGATATTAAAAATATTCTGGAATTGCGGAAACTACAGGAAATGTAAATGATAACATTTGATTACAAGACAACCAAACGACAGGGGCAATTGATTACGGATTCCGAAACACTTGGTATGATCCGTAATCATTTTTCTGTTAAGAATGATGGTGCTTCTTTTGCTAAGAGGAAAGGTCATCGTTTTGTGAAAGATCGCAAGTATGCGATTACTCCCACTGGTTTATTTGATTTTGGTTTCCATGGGGAGATTTTGAAATACCTAAGAGATAATCAAATTACAGATATTACATTTACTGATGAATTTGAAAATAGATTGAAATGTGGTATTGGTAAATTTGAGTTCAAAGATAATCTTAAATACGATGCTCGTTACTATCAGAAAGATTCTATCATAGCTGGTTTGGAAAAGGGTTATGGTGTTTTTCTATTAGCTACAGGAGCAGGTAAATCACTAGCACAAGCATTACTAATAGAAAATTATATGGAAAAAGTATCAAATGATACTTTCAAATGTCTCATCATAGTCCCAGGTCTTTCCCTTGTAAATCAGTTACAGAAGGATTTCTTGGATTATCAAGTCACATTCTCATATTCAGGATGGACTGGTGATAATCCCATACAAGAAACGGAAGTTGTGATATGCAATACACAGAATTTGGGTTCCAAATTTTTAGATAATCCTTGGATACTTGATGTCAATTTATTAATAGTTGATGAGTGCCATGGTGTTAATAGTGATGCCAATCTATCAAAAAACATCAATAAAATTAAGACTCCCAATAAGTTTGGATTTACAGGAACATTGTCTGATAAATCATTGGATCAATGGAAAACGATTGGCGTTTTTGGTCCGATAATCTATGAAAAAAAATCAAAAGAATTGAGAGATGAGAAATATCTATCAAATGTTAATATCAATGTTTTAAAATTAAATCACTCTGAAAAATATAAATTAAATTATAAACAAGAATTGGAATACTTATATAAAAATGAAAAACGTAATGATTTTATTTACAAATTGGCTAGAAAAGTTAATGGTAATGTTCTTATTTTGGTCAATCACTTGGAACATGGTGATTTTTTATTATCTGTTTTGTCTAATAGATTGGATAGACCTGTATATTTTGTCAAAGGTGAGGTCGAAGTTAAAGAAAGACAAAAAATAATTGACATGATGGAAAAGAATGATAATATCATTTGTATTGCAATTTCGTCTATCTTTTCCACAGGTATCAACATTAAAAATCTTCCAAACATTATGTTTGTTGGATTGGGCAAGAGCTTTATCCGTGTTGTTCAATCGATTGGTAGAGGACTTCGCTTACATGAAAGCAAAGACAAATTGAGAATATTTGATATTATGGATAATACCAAATATTCATCGTCTCATGCTAAATATAGAAAAGAAATTTACGATAAAGAAGATATCCAATGGGCAGAAAGAACAATTGAAATATGAGTAACAAAAATGCGTATTATGTAAATTCCAAAGAGTTCCGAATGCAATTAACAGATTATTATGAATCTGATAAGATGAATAATGATTTAGCATCCAATGTTGTTAAAATAGCAGAAGGATTATCATATAATCATCGTTTCATTCGATATTCTCGAAGCTGGAAAGAAGAGATGGTGGGAGATGCAATTTTAAAAATGTATCATGCTTTGGAGAAAAAGTTATATAAAATTGAATCAGAATTCAACCCATTTTCATATTTCAATAGAATTGCTTGGAATGCTTTTACAAATCGCATCAATAAAGAAAAAGGGCAACACGAGGGATTGAATGAATATAAAGAAGTGGTATATATGGAAAATATGTCTGGACCTGATGCAATGGGACATGTATATGTAAAACCAGTAATGGAAGGCGATGAATATGACGACAATGATTAAGAAACCTACAGTAGCTATTTTTTCCGACCTTCATTTGGGTCTATATGGAAATTCAACGGAGTGGCATGAAATTGCTTTAAAATGGGCGGATTGGATCGTCACTGATCTAAAGAAAAAGAAGATCACGGATATTTTTTTCCTTGGTGACTTTTTCCATAATCGTTCAGAAATCTCTGTGCAAACCATCCATGTGGCATCAGAATTGATCGCAAAGTTCAAGAACTTTAACATGTTCATGGTAATTGGAAATCATGATGCGTTCTACAAGAACCGTTCTGATGTGCATAGCTTGGGTTTCCTCAAGGGTCACGATAACATTACGATTATCGATCAGAATTTGGAATTCGAGGTATTTGGTAAAAAATTATTATTTGTCCCTTGGAATCACGAATTGCCAGACGGTAAATTTGACCATATTTTTGGACACTTTGAAATTCAGACATTTCAAATGAACAATTATAAGTTTTGTGATCATGGATTCCAAGTCATGGATTTCTTAGCATCCCGAACCACCAATGTTTGGAGCGGTCATTTCCATACCAAGAGTATCAAGAAATATAATGAAGGAACAATCCGCTATATTGGTAATACATTTCACCACGATTTCAACGATTGTGGGGACGACAAGGGTTATCACATTCTGAATCTAGAAGATGATTCTGTCGAATTTGTAAAGAATACGGCATCTCCTGAATTTATTAAAATTCCTCTGACTAAGATCAAGAATTACAAAGCGGAAGATATCGAAGGAAACATCATCAAGCTCATAGTTGACAAAGACATTGAAGATGATAAGGTTGAGAAGTTC